CCGATGGGTGACCGTAATCAAGTCCTCGGTCTTGGATAGTAGCTCTCGCTTCGTTGAGGTAATCACGGGCGTTCATCGATTAACCTGGTGCTGAGTCTGAGCTTTGATTAGGCGGCGAGCGTTTATCTTGCCCTGAATCTTGCCGTGTTCATGCCCCTTGGCGTAGCCAATTAAAAAGCCGGGAAGTGAGCCAATAAGCATCGAGAGTATAACTATGTGATCATGATTGGTAATCATGGTGAGCCCTTTCTGTTGTTGTTAGGCTCAGATTACATCAGGCGTATGCGACAGCCGCCTTTTTTAGATAACGAAACGATAACGATTTGAGACGGGTCTTCATCTTCAAGGTCAGGAATCCCAATTTCACCGCACTCTGCCATAAACCTTGCCCTGCACGATAAATGTGCCATTTTTTTCGATGTGAATTATATCCACTTGGACATTGCTGCCCTTGACATACATAATCGCAAAGGCTTGCTGCCAATTAGCCGTTCCCTTGGTGTATGAGGCTTGTCTAAAGTCCATGAGATTACCTACCTCAACTCCATGCAGAACACGCCCTAAACGCCCGCCAGAGGCTTCTGTGAAGGCGCTACGCCCTGCTCTGTGAGTATGTCCTGAGATGACATTCTTTCCATGCCTACGGGCTGCCTCAAGGGCTGAGAGCCCACCCTGCTGCTTGATAGGCGTATGGTCTCCATGGACTGCAATCCAGTTAGGAGCAATGTTCATAGGGTTCTTATGGAAGGTTATGCCTAGCTCATCGAACTTCATAAACTTCTCAAAGCGCAGCTCTGGCAAGGATAGGAATGAGGGAATCTTCTTCATAATTATGTTGTAGAGCCGGTCTGTGTGATTAGATCGTATGCAGTCTGTAACGCCCAGTTCCCAAAGAAGCTGAACGCAACGGTCACGATCATCGCCAAGGCTCTGCTCGTAGGCTTGCGGTGTGCCTTCTGACCATTTGCTTATGGTCTGAAAATCAATCTCATCACCGATAGTTACTGTCTGGTCTGGCTTAAATGTCTTGAGGAATCTTGCAATGTTCTGAGTTAGATGTATGTCCTCGAAGGGAACTTGTAAATCGCTCAGGATTACGATTCGCTTCATCAGTCCTCGTCATCATCTTCATAAGGGATATTGTCGATGCGGTTGGGTAGGCTAGGAAGAATCCAATCCGGATAAGCATCTCGGTCTGTGATAATGGCTAGAGATAAATCAACAGCAAAGCCAGCCTTACGCAAGGACTTGTACATCTCGTTGAGAGTAATAGCCCATTGATCTAAAGCGTTGTAAGTGTCTAGGTCTATGACCTTCTTCTTAGCCATGGCTTTATTATCGATCTAGAAGTATGTTGTAAATCTCATCGACACGCGAGTTAAGTCTCTTAATTTCAGAGAGTAAATGAGTAATGACATACCCAGCTAGACCGCCAATGACTGCCAAGCTCGCAAAGTAAAGAGTAAAGAAGTTCTCTTGTGTCACCGTTTAGGGCTCGCATATCCAAATACTCCTGCCACGATTGAACCGAGGATAGAGCGATAGTCCAAAGCAAAGTTTGAGGTTGTACCCCAGACTGCTAGGAACGCTCCAAGAGATACGATTGCAGGGTGCTTCATGTTCATACTGTGCCGCCTATCATTGGGATATCAAAGAACGAACCGTCTGTATCGCCCTTTGTAGTGAAAGAGATATGGCAATGATGGTCATGCGGATTGATTCCAGAATACTTGCGCCAGCGCCACCCCATGCGAGGGGAAGCAATCTTTCCTGCGAATATGATGTAAGCAATGCGCTTGTCAGACTTTGCTGCGTGTCGAATCTGATCCGCAAGGTCAGGCATGAGGTCAGGCTTTTTCTTTCCAGATAAATCCCTGTCAATATCAATGGCTCTGACGATACCCTTTGCATCAGGATTGTGGTCAGAAGTACGCGCTGAATGACGGGTATCGCCAATCCAGCCGTCTGAGGTTCGATCTCTATCTGGGTAAGTATCATCGAACTGCTCTCTTAGCTGTTGTCCGGCTTTACACAGAATGGGCTTCATTAGAACACTCCCATTGTTTTTTATTGTTTAAGAATAGTTCCGCATGGTCACAAGGAATTGGAGCTATAAAAGCATCATCGATTGGATCGTATGAATAGCCAATACCTGCATAGTTATAGCGAATGTTTCCGTTGTATGAAGTCTTAACCCAGGTGCCACCAAGATTATCAATAAGCCATTGATAGCCCTCATCGCCTGCCGGGTCATTATTGTCACCTACTACAACGCGAATGACGATGTTGTCCTCATTTAACTCTGCCCAGTTACTCATATTGCGTACCTCACAATAACAATTCCTGAACCGCCGGCAAGACCGACTGAACTACTAACTAGACCGCCGCCGCCGCCGCCGCCTGTGTTTACTGTTCCTGCTGTAGCAGAACTTGAACCCGCACCTCTACCGCCGCCGCCAGAACCTGCATCACCACCCGGACCGCCTGTATTTTCTCGACCAGCACCGCCGCCGCCGGCATAAAATCCGCTTACTCCAGTTGAAGTAGCTGTAGCCCAAGATGAATAAGTGTTTACTCCTGCACCACCGTTACCGGGATTAGAGCCAGCATTGCCACCAACTCCACCAGCACCGCCGCCGCCGCCGCCGCCGGCAGCACCATAATTACCACCGGCATTACCTTGACCAGATGTACCTGAGCCGGGACTTAATCCACCGCCGCCGCCTGAACCGCCTGTGCGACCATTGTTTGAATATGTAAATTGTCCGCCACCGCCGCCGCCTTTAACAAGTGTCAAAGCACCTAATTGTGAATCGTTACCATCAACACCTTGTCCACCTGTGCTACCTGCTCCGCCAGAGCCAACTGTAACTGTGTAAGAATTAACTGCAAGTGATTGTGAAGTAAATGCGAGTAATCCACCTGCGCCGCCGCCGCCGCCTTGATCTCTACCACCGCCGCCGCCGCCAGCGATAACTAATACATCGCATGATAAGGCAGCGCCAGATACGCCCAAGGTTCCGCTAGAAGTAAATACGCGATAGTTATAACCGCCAGAAGTGTAAAGAGTTCCACCCGTAACAGTTGGGGCTATAAATGGTGGACCAAATAAACCCGATGTGATTGCGCCAATCACTAGCCGATTGCCCCTACAACATACCAAGTGTCTGTTGCAGTCTTAATGCAAACTGCTGTCTTGTACTGAGCCAAGGTTGGAGAAGCTGCAACTGCACCGGCTGAGAGAACTGTAGTTGTGCCTGGAGTAACTGCTGAGATTGTGCAAAGTCCAGCACCTTTGTTAAGGACTGTAATTGCTGTGCCTACTGGAAAAGCTACTGAGGCGTTGGTAGGCAGCTTAAACGCGATGGCTGTTGCCTTATTCATGACCTCAAGCACCTGATATTGATCATTCAATACGGCTGTGTAATCGCTTGTATTGTCTGCGCCAATAGTAAAGGTCACCAAGCCGTTAAAGATAGGGGCTGTGAGAATGTCACCTGTCGCGGTTGGAAAGCCTGTTGCCATCTGTTTATCTCCTAGTAAGTCATTGCACTCACGCCAATTATACCGCGTTCTGTGCTTCCTATAATGAATCCATCGGTTATGGGCTCAAGTGTTGTAACTGTTACTTGCATTGAATTAGGGCTGATATTCCACGATAAGCCTTGGCATTGCAGGGTCTTAACGATGGTAGAGCCGTCTGGCTGGTTATTGCTGATTCTTAGATTGTCAAAGTAATCCAAGCCGATAATTGTGTCTGTTGGTACTGCTGGGTCTAGTAGATCGATAACCATCTGGTCAATTCGGATAGTTGTCTCAGCTCTAGTGGCTACATAGGTTGCAGCGATATTTAAGGCATTGGCATCAGTATCAATAACTAAGTCCTGTGCGCTGTACTGGTGAGGGAAGTATCGGGCAATACTGTCTGCGTTCTCGTAGAACTGAGCTGTGCCGCCAACACGGGTCATCTGGGCTTGATTGATGATGAGCTTGTCATCAAAGGCAAAGATGAGGTTACGGTAAGGAATACCGCCGGTCTGGTTAAACTCAATAGGAGTGCCAGAGATAGATGAAGCAACCTCGTTACGAGACTTAAATACTGCTGTGCCAGAGCCGTTAATAAAGAACGCGCCTTGCTCTGAGAACTCAGCGTTTTTAACCGCGTTAAGGCTTGTGCGTAGAGTTCCAGGGTCAGCAATGCAATTAGATTGACCAGTAGAGATTGTCCGCATGCTGGCAGGAAAGTCCACCTGATCTAGTATCTTGCCTATGCGTGTGCCAGTTGCTTGCCCTGCGCCCGAATCTGCAACGGTTGTTATCTGAGCCAAGTTAAACAAGCGGAAGGCATCGGCAATATAGATATCGACATAACCCATCTGCTCGGCTTGGTCATAGGTATAGCGGTATTCGGTTGTGTAACCTGAGAATAAGAACTCTTGGGTTGTTGCGGTTGTAGCTGCAATTCTGACCTTACGAAGAGGCACTAGATAGCCGTAATAAGGGCTGGCTGTGTTCTGAGGGTTAAAATAAGAATCTGGGTCTGTAATGCGTACAACGGCTGTGCCAGCGATATAGGTATCTGCTTGGATATCTCTGCCACGATTGATAGTTATGTTACGGACATTGGGAGTTAAATCAACAACTGGGACTGGAACGCTAGATGAACCAAGCGTGCCCGTGCCGAGAACTCCATATTTAGGATCGCCAATAGTAAACGGGTAGCCGAAAGTTGCACCTGAACTAAAGTCAAAGGATACGGATATCTCGGCAGGTAAAGTCATCGACCAGCGAAACTTCCATAGGTTCTATTAACGCTCGATGAGACTCCTGATAGAGAAGTGTCCTGTAAAGCTGTAGCAATCGCCTTACCATCGATATTAACCGACAATTGAATTGGTCCAGTAAAGTTAGATTGTTCCTCGGCTCTACGGAAGCTGCCGGGAGTTGATCTAGGGAATGGGGTCACATTGGTCTGTGGAACTTCAGGTACTTCAGGGAATGAAGGGTTGTTATTCCAGCCAAGAGAACTGTTAAAGTTAGGGTCACCAGTAACGATTAGAGAAGCTTTCTTGGCAAGTTCATCTAAATATGCACCCCACGCAGCAAAGGGATTCTTAGCATCTGGAAGGCTTGCAAGATACCCAGCTAAATCCTTGCTCAGTCCTTGAGCCGCCGCAATCTCAGTAGTTAGTTTCTTAGCTTCTGATACATTGCCAGTAATTAAAGCAAACTGGAGTTCAACGCGCTTACGATCTTCATCAGATAACTTACCCTGAAGGGCAGCAATAAGTTGAATCTGCTCTAAGTCAAAGATTGATGCAGCCTTCTTAAGTGCTGCCTGTTTCTTCTGTTCTGCTGTAAGAGCCTTGCTTGCCTTGACTTGAGCATCTTGAAGTTTCTTCAGTTGATCCTGACGCTTCTTCTCTGTTGCGGCTGATGAATCATAGAGGTTAGCCTGTGCGCCACCCATGAAGCGGCGACCTGCTCTTGGGCGCTCCTGTGCTTCATTACCTAATTTAGCCAATTGACCAATCAAGCCATATTCAAAGTTAGCAGATAGCAACTTGCCAAGAAGTCCACCGCTGATTGCTTTGTCGAAGGCGGTAAACTTGCCAGCCAAGACTCCAACGCCACGAATGGCATCGGCAGTAAAGTTAGATAAGCTGCTCATGGCATCGGCGACATCTTGAATATCTCCATCTTTGCCACCGGCTAGAACTAGTGCATCGACCAAGCCCTTGCCTATTACTTCTTTAGCGTTTTCAGATGCAACAGTAAGCACTTGCAACTTGCCAGCGTAAGTATCTAGGAAGGCTGCGTTAGCGCCAGAGAATTGAGCATTGAAGCGGCGCTGCACTTCTGTAAATGAGACGGTTGTGAGCTGTGCCTTGGTAAGCCCAAGATTGTATTTTCTTAATCCTCTAGTGTTGCCGTTGTAGGCATTAGCCAAATCCTGAGATACGGTTGTGAGATCGATGCCGCTTGCTCTCGAGGCTTCAATAGCCATGGTCAAGAGTTCCTGAGACTTAGTTAGTGATCCAGTTGTTGTCAGCAATGCTTGGAAAGCAGGGCGTAGTTGGTCATCGAGGACTGAACTACTTGACTCGAGCTTGGCGATGTAGTTATCAATCTGAGGCTGTGCGAAGGCTAGCCCTAGATTCTTAACCGCTGTGGATAGGCGATTGGCTGCTGCTTCATCTTCTGCAAAGGCTTTGACTGATGCCTTGCCGAAAGAAACAATTTTAGTGAGCGCAAAGACTGAGGCTATCTGCTTGCCTAGTTTGCCAACTGCCTTATCTAGTGATCCGGTTGCCTTCTGTGCCTTAGTAAAGGCTGCTTTGCCGGTGAACTCGGAAGCAATATCAACTCTTAAATCTGCCACTAGACTGGTCTCCTTGCATTAAATTTAGCTGCTGAAGTCTCGATTGCTTTGAGAACTCCTGCTGTCGCTTTGCCACGATCTTCCTCAAAGGCTCTGAAGATTGCTCTACCTGTCATCTTCTGACCCTGACCAGCGAGCTGACCGCCGAGCTTTGGAGTGAACTTGCCAGTAACGCCAGACTTGCGACCGGCTGTTTCATAGATAGCACCAGCAGCAGACTTATTGAAGATAGATGCCAAGGCTCTAAATCCTCGACGATTGGCTTTGCTTGGGCTGCTCTTGTAGCTGATGCTACGGCTGACCTGAGTTCTGTCATAGTAACGATTAGCCCAGCGACCCTTAGCGCCCTCGCGCTTAAGCCAGCCTGATGGCACTTCTGAGTTAGAAGGCAGGAAGCCTCGAGCGTTTCTAGTTACCGGCTTGAGAAAGTTAGCAATCTCTTTGGTTGTCTCTTTGGCTAAATCCGGCTCAAAGTTACGCAATGCTTTACGAAGAGCGACCGCGCCTTGCAGTTGAACTGGCATTGCTTCGCTCCTTCGCTATGTCCTTAAGGACTTCTATATGTGCCTTAAATGCCACCGCAGGTAGTTCCACGATGGATTGGAAAGGAACTCCATACTCATAACTCAGACGAGCTGCGAGATAAGTAATGGAGTTCCGATCCACCCTTAGACTAAAGGGTCAGACTCTAAGACCTCAACTGACTTGAGTGTCTCAAGGAACTGTTCCCCGAAAGGTTTAACGGTTTCACCTGAGCGCCTGATTGCTTCCCAGCACAGCCAATAAACATCTGACTGCTTCTGATCCTCAATCAAGGCTTTGTGAAAGCCCTTCTTGGCATATTGCTCAAAGCTATATTCAAGCACCGGAGTTATCTCGAACTCTTGTACCTGTCCATCAGCCCTTGTTACTTTGATTCTTGCCATTTTTAGCCCCTTACTTAGTTATTAGGAAGTTGTTACGGCAATTGTACCGTTTACATTCCAAGTTACGCTCTGAGTTGATAGGTCGCCAACTGCACCGTTGATAGGTGTTGTGTTATTGACTAGGCAGCTCATTGTGTAAAGTGGGTTTGTAGGTGAGGTTCCAGATGAAGTCTGCTTGACTGTAACAGTTGTGCTTGTTCCCCATACAGCCTGAAGTGTCTGGAGTGTCTTTGAAGTTGCTTCATCATTAAAGAAGTCGATTGTGATTGAAGATGCTTCCAAGCCCTTGACGAACTTGTGTCCTGAATCGCCCATTGCTGTAACTTCGAGCTCATCGAATGAGCGGTTGATTGTTACTGCTGAGACTAGGTTAGAGAGATCCACCGCGTTTACAGTAAGAACCACTCCGTTGCTTAGATATACTGACACGGCTTATTCCTCATCTTTCTTAGTTGTTGGTTTTGGTGCTGGAGCTGCCTGACCGATTTTAATCAGGAACTCTTTGTTCTCTTTTTCCCATTGTGCTAAATCGGTCATGATTTAACTCCATTCCGTTAGGGTACTGATTGCAATGTCGCAAGTCAGTAAATCTCCAGAAGCGATGCTTAGAACGCTTGGTGCGCTTACGCTTCCTACATTAAAGACAATGCTGGAAGCGTCTAGAAGCGCAAAGACTCGCACGATGTCGGTCTCGATGCCAGCAAGGTTGCCCTCATTGTCAAGCAATGGGACAAGGATCTGAATTCTGAAGTTAGCCAAGGGAGCGACAGAGGTTCTGTCATTGTTGGTTGGGGTGATATAGGGATCCCCTGGGGTGACGATTACTGAATTCGCCACCGGTGTTGCCGGCGGGAAGGAGAACACGCTGTACTTGGTGTTATCGGTAAGAGCTGACGCAATGCTAGATCGTAGGGTGGTTATCGCTGGCATCAGCCCACCATAGAACGAGGGTCAAGATATGGAGCAAGCAAGCCACGAACGCGAGCCAAGAGGGTGTTGCCCATGCGGTAAGGGCTAGGGGTAAATCCATCGATGGAGACGCCACCGCTTGAAGGAGCTTGACGGCTTTGCCAGATATCGATTGAGATCATCAGGCTTGCCTCTTGGATTGCTGGGATTGTTGTGTAATCCGCATAAGTCTCTGCTGCTGCAATGCCGAAAGGCGCAACTGTGTGCTTAGGGTTGCTGCTTGTGTGGGTTGTTGTGATGCTAAAGTCTTTAATGCCGACCTTGGTGATTGTCTTAGTACCGTTGTACTTTGTACCAGCACCGCTAATAACTACCGATTGTCCTACATAGAACACATCGCGGATATCTTCATCAAAGTAGAGAGTGCCAACTGTGCCTACATTGCCATGAGCAACGATTGGCTGTTGGTTCTTCCATAGAAAGGGCAACAAAACATCATCAGCAGCATCGCAGACAGACTGCAATACAGCATCAGCGTAGAGAGTTCCTACGCCGAGAGCTGTGCGGAGTTCTGCAACTGTTGTTACGCTCATTGTTATCCTTTCTAAAGACTCAGAGGGACTGCAAGGGCTCTGGCAGCCCCCCTGAGCGACTTAGTGTGGCTTACGCCTTGTTGATCTTAAACGCACCTGCACCGAGCTTTGTCGCGATTGCGCCATAGCCGTACATTGCGATTGAGACCTGACCTGTTGCAACTACATCTGCACGAAGCTGATAAGTTGGTGACTCGTACCATGTGTACGCATCTGGGTTTACGATGAGCATTGAGCCATCTGTGTCTGTTGTAGCTGCTGTGTTAGCAGTTACATAGAGATCGAGACCAGCGACATTGCCGCGGATTGATGTTGGTGTTACAAGACCGCCAGCGTTTTGTGGCTGTGCTGCTGTGTAGATTGGGCGACCAGAATCGTTAAGTGTCATGATGTTTGACCATTGTGATGTGTTAGCAATGATGTTACGAGCAAAGCCCTGTGTACCATTGTAAACAGATGCAGCACCGCGAGCAACGAATCCGAGGAGTTCTGCTGCTGTTGGGTATGTTGTGATTGTTGTTGCGTCTGCTGTTGCACCAGAGATAAGAGCAGCGTTTACTGCTGTGTCTGTAACCTTTGCGTACTGAGCAGCAAGGTTGTTCATAAGCTCTGTTACGAAGATTGGGTTTGAGCGATCTAGAAGTTCAACTGAGAATGTCTGAGCTCCTGCATACTTCTTCACATCTACTGTGACGAATGCTGCGTTCTGATCTACATCTTCAATTGTTCCTGCTTCTGCCTCGACTGTTACGCCGGGGAGAACTGTGATCTTTGGAAGTTGAAACTGCATGCCAGCGTCAGGCAAAGTTCCGCGGCTGATCGCATCAATGTTGCTTCTTGTGCTATTAGCAAGTCCGTTGATAACTGTTGAAAGCTGACGAGTTGGTACGAGACCAGCGTTGTCAGTTGTATCTGCGGCTGCTGCTAGGTATTGACGAGCTTCCTCTGATCCCATTGCTGCCTGAATTGTCATTTCGAGCTGCTTGTGAGCAGAGAAATCAAGGCGAGGCTTTGAGTAAGCCATTGCTGTAATTGTAGGGCGAGCAGCTTCTACAGCCGCAGCTTCTACTGGTGTTGCTTCGACCGGAGTGGTATCTTCCACGACTGTCTCGCTTTCTGTTTTGGTTTCTTCGACAGGGAGAGTTTCCTCTGCCGCGATCTCTAATACCTGAGCAGACTTAAAGGCTGGCTCTGTGACTAGAGAAACTTCTTTTAACTTAGCCGCTGATACGACTGTGTGACCATCGCGTGATGGCTTAGATGCAATGATTTCTGCGCCGATAGAAAGTCCGGATACGAGACCTTCTTGCGCCATTACTAGGGCATCGTTACCGCCAGTTGAACGGCTTAACTTAAATGTTGCGTAGATGCCGTCTGCGCGGGTTTCTGCTGCAATCATGCGACCGACTGGCTTCTTCATGTCATGCTGTGAAAGCAACTTAATCTTGCTGACATCGCCGATTTCAATAGACCCAGCCTCAAACGCATAAGCGCCTAGGTTAGTGTTACCAACTTCTCCAGTACCAAGGGGAACGATTTTGCCAGAGATTTCTCTGCGATCCTCATTGCACTCAATTGATGCTGCTTCGATGTATAGGGTTTCCATTAGTCTCCACTTTCATTTCCGTTAGGAGTTAAATCTTCCATTTCCATAGCCTGTTCAGTTGTAATCAAGCCAAGAGAAAGCATTTTCTCTAGAACGAGTAAACGCTCCATAGGATCAGTACGCAAGAAGCTGTCATCGAGGGCAAACTTCACATAGTGACCGTCTGTAGAAACATCGTTCATTGATAGGCGTGACTCAATCGCTGAGACATAAGGCTGAAGGGTAAAGGCGTACATCTGCTTGCGCTCATCTTGGACATTGGCGTAAGTCATTGTTGTGTTCTGTGATGCAGAGACATAATAAGGATCTACAGCGCAAAGACGGGCGCACTCAGTCGCTAGGTTCTGAATTGCATCGTTGTAGCCCATGTCCTTAGGACTAAAGCCGATAGGCTCGTAATCAATTGTTGAGGTTAGGTAGGCTGTGCCATTATTTTGGCGGGCGCGCTTCCAAGCTGCGAGAAGTCCAGAGACTTCTTGAGGTGGTAGGTCTGCGCCAGTATTTTTTAGAAATCCTGTTGCTGAAGGAGTTGCAAGAGCGACACTAGCTGCGCGTTGTGCATCAAGGGCAGCCTTAATGGTCTGCGCGCCAATGCTTAGGATTCCTTCATCTTTCTGGAAAGTAATAAGTGATCCGAGACCTGACATTGGAACTGGCTTACCATCAATGCTGTATTCAGTTACGAAGTTAGTTGCAGGATCGGTTAAGAAGCTGACTCGAGTGTTAGCAATCCAGTTAGCGCGAGCCATGCGACCATCTTCAGCATAGACCTCAGTAATCTGCCAGAAAGCCTGACCGTACATAAGTAACGAGTCCAATGTGAAATACATGGTGACATATCGAGGCTGGTGAACAGAAGGCTGCTCAACCCATCGAGGTGGAGCGATGTGCTCACCTGTGGACTTCTTGTAATACTCGAGAGGGATACTTGCAATCGTGCCGGAGATTAGATCACGGCAGCGTTTGATTGCGGGAACGCCTAAAGCCATCTGGCGAGATACAACAGCAGGAAAGTAATTGTTGTAACTGTAGAAGCTGTCGTTCATTATCTGCGGCGCTTCTTGCGCTTGCAGGACTTGCGGCTTACGCGAAAAGAGACCCATAGAGGTCAATTATACACTACATGTAGGTCAATCTGAGTATATAGCCGCTACCTGTTGTGGTTTGTTTAGCATGTGTACAACCATCGCTGTCGAGATAGCACCCGATACATCACCGGCTGATTTTCGCTTAACGATTCGCCATGAAGAGTCGTTGGTCTTAGCTGCGCAATTGTTCATCTGTTGAATCCAGTTCTCTTGACCCGCATGAACCAACCTATGCGCGTTCAGAGCATCATTGAGATCCGTACATGCTTGATAGAAGGCAGCACCCGATACATCGACAACCATCTGACCAGCATTAGCAAGGCGGTCGGCGATTGACTGGCTGGTGTACTTGTCAAAGCAAATCTGACGCGGTCTGTATAAATCTGCGTGAGCCTTTATCTCAGCTGCAATCTTTAGATCATCAACGCTTATTTGACTTTCCCATGTCTGGAGTATTCCAATTCCAATGCGACCATCTGGGAGTATTTGACCAGCAACGAGGCTTGCATTACGGCGAGACGGACTGACATCAAAAGCAAAGACTGTATAACCGCCCGGCGGAATCGTGAGCGAGGCATCTGAGGTTTCCTCAAGTATTCCATGAGTCCACGGGCTGCTGAGAGAATCAATCCATTGGCAGAGCAACTCAGTTCTAGTATTTTCAATCGGGCTAGTCGCAACTGCTTCTTCAAGGGCTTCCTCGCTTATCGTATAGCCAAGTGCAGGGTTAGCTTGAGCCCAGCCTTGGCGGTCGGTTATCTTGCAGTATTGTGGAGCAGAGTATTCATAGAACCCGAAAGATTTAGGTGGGTTCTCTAGCGCCCGTTCTCGCATTCCATTAAGGACAACTGAGAAAGCGTCTCCTGCATTCGATGTAAGCAGGGTCGAAGA